CCGGCCTTATGGCCAGGATCGCCTATCACCCACGGTGTGTGCTTCTAACAGTAAAATGTTGATTACTCACAAGCACTACTTTGTCAATTCCTCTAGTTTAATACACTAGGGACGTGACTTAGGAGTAGTGTCGCCGAAGGCCTGCACCTTTATAACAGTTTCTTTCTATATTCCTACTCCAACCGTTCTATTCCGAAAGGCTAGAGACAAGTTGACAGGTCTTATCTAAAGAGGTTTAAATCTCTATGATAGGATCCGATGGTCTTCCCCTGAGAGGGGGAGAACGTAGGAGAAAGATAGTAATATAGCAAGGCTCTGTTTTAAACAGTGCAGACGCTTAACTAAGTCATTCGACGTAAAATAAAATTCATAATGAAAATTAAATTAAATCAAATGACTGTTGCTAAACAATGAGCCGTTAAAAAGTTTACAAAGTTTTCTATAAAGAAACTTTATAATCTGATTAACGTCTCAGTCTGACTGTTTCGAATGAGACATACCACGATCCACACAGAGTCCCTTAGACTTGGTAGGCGTATTGAACACCTACTTACAGTTAATGGGCCAACCTTTACAGTATTATACTTAAAGGAAGCACATCGACTGATGTCTAAAACTCTGGGTGGTGAAAGCGTTCGGAGTTCTAACGAACCTCGAGTCGCTTCCCGGCGAGGGCTACCTCTTATTATTCCTGGTTATCTCCGCCTTCAAATTGAGGCAAAAGAAATCAGTGTAATAAGATTAGTCTTTACCATATTAACAGTTTATAGAGTTATTCCTGCGTATCCAAAACTTAAGTTAGGGACTATTACAAGTCCTTTCACAGGCTTAGTTAAAACTTTGCCTGAGCTAACTCAAGTACTTCCGTTCCTAGAGGATAATGGTTTCCTAACTCCTAGAGTTAGGGCCAAATACTTTGGGAAGGCCGATGGGCCGTTTACGGTGTGACGCAGGATGAAACTTCTTACCTCAGCTGGTCCGAATTCTCGTAACCAGTTGCTTGGTTATGCGATCGACGCTTTTGCGTGACGGAATAACCCTGCACTTCTGGAGACATTTAGGAAATTTGCATTGTTAACAAATTCCAAAGATGTTTACGAGAAGTTAAGAGATGATATTGCCTATATCAATGACAAGTCTGTTCAGATCTTAGATCTGTTACAAGACGAAATCATAGAGAAAGCATGAAAATCTCCTGACCAGTTGAAACTGGGTAAGTTATCTCTAAAACTCGAAGCTGCTGGGAAAGTTAGAGTATTCGCCATTGCCGATGCTTGAACACAAACACTATTAGGAAACCTACATCAAGGGTTATTTGCTGTTTTATCGCAAATACCTCAAGATGGTACCTTTGATCAACATAAGCCTGTAAAGGCATTGTTAGATAAAGGTTTGAAGGAATTCTTTAGTTTTGATTTAAGCGCCGCGACTGATAGACTTCCGATAGATCTTCAAGTGGACATAATTTCGTGATTGTTTAACAATCCCGAAGTAGGTCCTCTTTGAAAAGAACTATTGGTCGGCCGAGATTATATCTTAGCATCTAAGAACCCTCAATTTAAGGATTCTAATGGTGCTTATAGATATGAAGTCGGTCAACCCATGGGTTGTCTCTCGTCATGGGGAATGCTAGCCCTTTCCCACCATATGATAGTACAAGTAGCCGCACGCAGGGCAGGATTTCAAGGTTGATTTCCTCTCTACGCTGTTCTTGGTGACGATATCGTCATAGCGAACAGAGCGGTTGCTGACTGTTATTTGGTGTTAATGAGAGACCTAGGTTTAGAAATAAACCTAAGTAAGTCATTAATAAGCTCTTCGGGCTCATGTGAGTTTGCAAAGAAATTTTACTTTCAAGGAGTTGACGCCAGTCCAATTGGACCGAAGTCTATCCTAGAATTGTTAAAAGCTCCACGTTCCGCCAAGGATATTATATTAAATAATAACCTTGTGGATGTGAGTGATTTTGCTATCCTCCGTGAGCAACTAAAATCTCTCTTTAAGAAAGATTCACCTATCCGTTCAAAGAAATGAATGGAGAGAGTGAAATCTACTTATTGAGATATTGTTAGTTGTTTTGGGTTGAACTTAGGTCAGGATTTATCACCAAGCCTTATGGCTTCGGCTATAAATTCGCTAGAACCTAAGAAGTCAGCCCACCTACAATCTATTTTAAAACAGATTGTGGATGGGAAACTTACCCGGGGTTGATTCCAAGGCTTGGAAGAAACCGAAAAGACATATCGAAGATATCGTAGATATTTTTCGTTTTGTACAATTCGGGATTTCCCAAGTACTCAGCATGTTTTGAGTTCCTTATCGGATCTCTTACATCAGAGTGCATCAAAGTTTGACTTAGACGTTCAATTAGATGAACCGCAAGCTGTAAAGCTTGCGTACTCATCAATGTCTAAGCTACAATGAGCATTGGAAGATCAAACTGTTAAACAAAGTTCAAGATCTAAATCTTTGCTCTTAAGTAAAGATTTGATCGAAGAACTTTATATGGTTTCACCGGAGCTGGCTATGTCCTTG